GTGTTATTACCATTACCAGTATAGCTATCTATTTTACATATCTGTTCATCACCGTTTTCACCGAAGCTTGCGTCTTGTCCGAATAAATAGGCTACGTAAGATGCTCCTGATTGATTACTAAGATCATAGCCTCCTAAATTACCAAAAGTTGTATCTGTAGAAGCTCCCTGACCATTATAGAAAATATAATTAGTGCCTGACTCTGCGTCAGTAGTATTTAGTTTGAGAGTTTGTTGTAAACTGCTTAAGTCTTTGTGCCAAACAAGCCAATCTCCAGAAGCGTCTGTTCGTTTTATAAATACTGCGGCGGGCGTAGAGCCAAGATTGTGCGACAAAGCTCTGCCGAATGAACCATCCCCTGTATAGGTAACTATGTCACAAAAACCTGCTGCTTTGCGGAATGACCAAGAACACATTGGAGTATTTGAAGCATAGTTTAAATCACCACTTGTATCTGCCCCAAGTGTGTAACCGTTGCTGTTAAATGCAGTAATAGCGTTTGCATTTGTAGTTTCTCCGGAGGTTGAATTTGACTTTATAACTTTTGTGCCACCTCTGTTAGTGTCAATAAGATTATGCGATCGACCAACTCCTCTACACTTAGACCAAACAAGACCTCCCTCTCCTGAAAGATCAAGACCATTATTAATTGCTAATCCTGCATTTCCTGTTGGGGTATACAAATAAGTAGAGAACACATCTTCAGGATACAGTCCTTCACCACCTGCGCTACCTGCTGCTGCTTGTAATAGTTTTTTATTACTTGGCATCTAAATATCCTCTTAGGCTAACGCGAGTCCAGCAACAAAACCGTACCACGTAGTGCCGCCGTCACAAGTCGTGAATACTAAAACGTCCGTACCAGATGTCGTAAGTGTAGGAGCAGTTGCTGCAGGCCAATCAACTGACGCAGGCCACGTTTGTGTTGCACTACCACCGTTGACTAATTTAAGACTAAATCCACAAAGTTCATCACTAGCTGTTGGATTAGAAAATGTCCAAGTAGTCGCACCAGTTGTTGTGGCTGTTACGCTGTTGCCTAGAGTGAGGTCAATCGTCTTAGAACCTGTAGCATTACCAATCGCGTTAGTAATTTCACCGTAGTCTTTTAAGTTGATAGCTGAGACAGTTTGATCTGCACCAGTTAACTGACCTGATAAGGTAGTGGCAGCTAAAGTCTTGTTGCTTAAAGTGTTAGTGCTTGTTTCTGTTAGATAAGAACCAACATCTACTAAATAAGTTTTACTAGACCACGCAGTAGATCCATCACCAACTTTAATCTTACTGGTATCTGTTTCTATTCCTAATTCGCCATTAGCGAGTGTTGGGTTTGCGCTTGTCCAGTTAGACGCTGTATCACGCCTAATTTGAATTATGTCAGCCACTTGCTCCACCTCCGTTTATTGATTGAACGGCAGTGTATGTTGAGTTTGCAAACCCACCGTCAGGATTCTTAATAACTTGTAATGATGAAAAAGCACCAAAGGCAACAATATCAATAATGTCTCCGACGGTTGCTCCTGTAGACAGGACAATGTTTGTTCCTGACGTTGCTGTAAAATCTGTTGCAACTAATAACTTACTGCCGTTTAGATAAACATCTACAAAACCTACGTCATATACAATCGCAAATGTTGTTTGACCTGATGTTGCAGTATAAGTTGCTCTATTAGATGTAGCGTTAATTGCGCTACCTGCTGCCTTCCACGCTGATCCTGTATAGACACGCATTTCATCTGCTGTTGTATCGTAGTACAAAGCACCTGCTTGAAGTGCATTACCATCATTGTCTACGGTAGGGGCTGAAGACTTAGCACCTAGATATATGTCATCAAACTGGTCAAAACTGGCTGCTGCTGATGCTGCGCTGTTTGCAGCAGCTGTTGCGCTTGAGGCTGAATTTGATTCACTGGTCGAAGCATTTCCCGCAGAAGTCGAAGCTGCTGACGCGCTGTTGGCTGCTGCTGTCGCCGACGTAGCTGCTGAAGTAGCACTACCTAATATACCGTCAACATAGGCTTTTGTGGTTGAATCTGCTGCATTTGTGGGCGTTGCAAGACCAGTGATCTTGTTGTTACCCATCGCAATAGCACCAGACATTGTACCGCCTGATGTTGGAAGACCACCGCCAACTTGTGTGTCAACGTACGCTTTTGTGGTTAAATCTTGTGCAGCAGTTGGATCACCTGCCCCAGTAATTTTGTTAGTACCCATAGCTATCGCGCCACTCATAGTACCACCCGCAAGAGGTAGCTTTAATGCGATAGAGTTAGTTACTGTTGTGTGAAAAGCTGCGTCATCATCTAATGCAGCAGCAAGCTCATTAAGCGTGTCTAATGCAGCAGGAGCGCCATCAATAAGGTTTGTAATTAGCTGATCAGCATACGCCTTGGTCACAGCGTCAGTCGCAGCAACAGGCGTACCAATATCTGTTAATCGTGCAGTGTTAAAGTCTACTGTACCTGTTAACGCAAGATTATGTAAATTGGTAGTACCAGATGTTGCCGTAACATTTCCTGTCAAATTTCCCGTGACATTTCCTGTGACATTTCCCTGGAGATTGCCTGTTACGTTACCTGTCACCGCACCTGTGAGGTCACCTGCAAAGCCTGTAGTAGCCGTTACGGTAGTTCCTGTAATAGCTAAAGCAGAGCTACCACCTATAACCATACCGTTGACTGTACCGCCTGTAAGGACGGCATTACTAGAGTTTAACGTACCGTTAGCAGTAAGTGTGCCTGTGACAGTTCCAGTAGCAGTAGTAATAGAGCTAGGATTAGTGCCTAGTTCTACAATCTGAGTAGAATTATTCTCTGTAAAAATTCGCTTGTCAGTTACGTTAACCGCTAACTCGCCTTTAACCAAGTCACTCGTACTTGGTACGGCTGATGCGGTAGAGCTATTCTTGGTAATAATTACTGTCATGATTTATCTCACCACTTAGTCTTATGACTCCAATAACGAGCCGATAACTTTGAAGGGGATGCGTCTTGTGCGTTATGCCTAGCGTAGTAAGATTTCTTTCTAGCTTTATCTTTGGCAGTCTTGGGATTACTCCCTGCGCCTTTAACGCCTTGTTGTCCAAATCGTATAGTCTTAATTTGATCACCTTGTTTAGCCACAACAACATGACTCTTGGTGGGATGACCAGGAGTACGCTTTGGTTTGTTAAAACCAGAAACGCCAATCTTTTTTAATCGGGGATCTTTCATAAAGAATAAGGGGGCAGATTGCTCTACCCCCCTCCTCTATTAACCATTTACAGCCATTATGAAACCGCTGTCAGGACGATAAGTCTTAACACCGTATAATGTGTCAGCAGTATAAAGAGTACCTAAGAACTCTTGCTTATACTGAGTCTGTGAACGTATGCCTAGCTGCTCTGCCAAGATCATTGTATCGTTGTGAACTAGCATAGCTGCTCGGATTTGACCACCTGCTGAGTTTTGTGCAGCAGTCTCAGTGATCGGGCAGTTAGTAGAAATGAATACATCGATGCCGTATAGGTTACCGATCTTTCCATTTTGTACAGGCTCACCGCTTACAAAGTCAGAAGAGACATATCGGTCAACACCCATGATTGCATTACGCAATGCAGGAGGTATTACGAATGCACGATTATCCATAGGGACATCAGCATCATCTTGCTTCTGAATAAGGTCACGGAAACACGCGTCTGTAAATACGTCTGCTGTTGTGACTGTGTCGTCAGCGTATGCGGTTAGACCAGTTGACGCATCACAGAAAAACGCAGCAGCAGTATTAGTCCAAGCAGTACCGTTACCAGTACCGAAAGACTTACCAAGATCCATAAGGTCTGTATCGACCTGACGGGATAGGGCATAGCCTGCATCTGAAGTGTAGAAGTTACGAAGACTTGAAAGAGCTTGTGTCTCAGTAATGTCCTCAATAATGCGTGAGTATTCGTAGTGCTTGTCTATTGCAACTTGCACTTCGCCCTCAGTAGCATTCTGAATTGTTACCGCAGTAGCAGAAGCCTTAACGTGAGCATCTCCACGAACGGGAGCAGGAATGTGAAAAATATCACCCTTCTTTCCTGTTACGCTCATCTTCTTAACAATGTTTGCGAGAATTAGATTCTTCTCATAGGCAGCACGAATTTCGTCCGACCAAATTTCTGGAATAAATGTAGCAGCACTGGTATTAGTTACCGCACCGCCCATATTGGGATAGGTTGAATCAGTCATGTCTTAGATCTCCAAAAGGTTATCTAACCCTTTTTTCAGCATAGGCACGTTGGATTTCTCCTTCCATAGCCATATACCTTTTAGGGTCAGTTTTCATTAGCTCAATAATGTCCGCCCTTCTATAGATCTTTTTGCGAGATGTCTCTGAACTACCGTTAGCACTACCAGTTGATGCAGCATTAAGAGTTTGCTTACGATCTTTGCGTTCAGTCTCTACGGCTCTTGTTACTGTTTCTTGAGTTGATTTCCAATTGTTAAACAACTCATCCGCAGCATTATAGTCGTATCCACTGTTTGCTCGATTGTACAACTCTTTACGAATTTCACTGCCTACAACCCATTTTTGAAACTCTGGGTTGACAGCAATTTCCTTCATGTCAGGATGCTTCTGCTGTAAAGCGGTCAGCGTCTGACTCTGTTGCATTTGCTTCCCCAATTCCTCTAACTGCTTGATAGTAGGATGGTTGGCAATCTTCTGTTCTACGGCTTTGTCAGGCTCTGCAAAGAAATCTATTTCTTCGGCTTTTTCCTGTTCCTTGACTTCGCTTTGCTTGAGAATGAAATCATCAACAATCTTTCGTAGTTGACCCACTTCCTCACCTTGGCTGCCCATTCTAGACTCAGCCTCTTGGTGCATCTTTACCAGTTCTGCGGGAGTTTTACCTTGGTATTGCTCTGGCAGTTCTGGTTGTGGTTCTTCTACATTAGCTACCTCTTCCGAGACTAATTCACTTGTTTCTTTATCATCTACCTCTTTTAAAGGTTCATCAATAATTTGCGCCACTATTAAACTCCTATGGAAACAAGACCAACATATAAGCTACCCCACAAGGGACTTACGAATCGGCTACCTTGCGTTCATGTTTTATCTTCTTCTGTCTATCTTTAGCCCACTTCATAGTCGCTCCAGGAAAGTGACCAGAAATAGGATCAAGTGCAATCTTGACAGGTGAGATAATCGTACTACTCATCTTTCCGCACGTTGGACAAGGACGCTCTCTAACTTCATCAAGCTTTACAAAAGCTTCATGTATATGCCCATCAGCACATTTAAAGTTAAACAGTAACACTGCTACCCTCCTTGCGGATATGATCTATCGTAGATTCTAAGTTGAGAATTAAAGATAAGATGTTTAACTGACCTTTACGGAACATTAAGTCATCGTTATCTTTTGTGGCCTCAACGGAATTTATATTAACTGCATTAGCTCTAAGCTCATCTAGCAGTCCTTTCCATCCTTCGGTCATAAACATATCGGCCAAAGAATCGTAATACTTTTCTGTTTCTTGATCCATTAAGACAATGCCTTAGCAGTTTCAAGATTTAATTTCTTTTCTTTCAATACAGTATCTGCCACTTTGAGTCGTCTTTCAAACTCTTTATCATCCTCAGTGCCTACCTGTAGGTTAGTGGATACTGCTTTAATTCTGTCATTCTCAAGCTCTACAGGGATAGCTTTAGTCTCTGCTGCTATCTTACCTGCTCTTGCTTGAGACTCCGCAGCTTGTCCGTTAAGCGCATTTGTTTGCGACTGCTGGAACTGGAACTGCGTTTGCTGCGCTAGTTGCGCTGCTTCTTGAGCTTCTGGACTAGGCTGTCCTGCTTGCTCTAGCGTAGCTATTAGCTCTTCTCTATTACTTAGATTCATATTATCTATAATAGATTGAATCAAAGAAGGATACATTGGTGAGTCAGCAGGCATAGTTTGTAATAACTGTACTAGCTGAGTTACCTCGTATTCTCTGGCGATTATACCCAAAGAAGACGTTACCTCAAATACATAATCCGCAACAGGATAGATTTCTGGCTCAAACTGCATATACCGATGAGCAGCCTTAGTAACAAACGGAATCAAGAAAGAGTCTTGGAAGTTAACCAAAGTCCTCTTATGTCTTTTTATAATAGCACCTAGCGACATACTAATACCTGCCGCTGTCGCCTCACCATTGATAGACCCTGGAACACCCGCAGAATCTATAGCACCTGTTGCTGTTTGAACCATTCGTTGTAATTCAGCAGCTTGTGCAAATGTAATTTGAGAAACTTGCCCAAAGTTAAATGGCTGTAATACTTCCGCAGGATTACCATTGGTTAGTATTATTTTGCCTGGAGCTACCGTAGGATTAGCCCCGCGAGGCAATCTGGTTGCGTCCATTGCCATCATTGGGTGTACTGTTAAAGCTAGTGCGTCTATTCTTGCTCTAAGCTCTGCATC